TACCACGTGCGCGAATTGCGGAATAGGAACGGCGTTTTTGCCGCGTGAAACATGGCGACCCGTGGCCGCAAGCCGAAGCCGACCGCGTTGAAGATCGCCGACGGCACCGCGCGTGGTTCGCTCCGCGAACCGTCGGCTCCGCTCGGTGTGCCGCCGATGCCCGAGCGACTCGCGGCCGAACCGGTCGCCGTTGCCAAGTGGAACGAGCTCGCGTCGCTGCTTTCGGGCATGGGTGTGCTGACGCTCGGCGACGGCGAGGCGCTCGCGACGCTGTGCGAGGTTCACGCTGCGGCGCAGTCGTGCCTGCTCGAACTCCGAGCAAGTGGATCGGTGATTCACACTGACCTCGGCGGCGTGAAGCCGAACCCGGCGGGCTCGCTCTATCGCGGGCTCGTCTCGCTCCAGGCGTCGCTGATGACCGAGTTCGGACTGACTCCGAGTAGCAGGGTGCGACTTGGTCAAAAGAACGAAGCGCCAAAGGACGACCTCGCGGAACTCCTCAAGTCGCACGGCTGATCTGATCCCGCCGATCGACCCGAGGAAAGAGACGCTCGTGCGTCGGTTTTTCGAGGAGATCCTTCGGCACAGCAAGGGCCAGAAGGCGGGCCAGCCGTTCATGCTCTTGGAGTGGCAGCGGAAGATGCTCTCCGACGTGTTCGGAAGAGTGAAGCCAGACGGTACGCGACAGTTCAGGACGGCATACATCGAGCTGCCGAAAAAACAGGGCAAATCCACGACCCTCGCGGGCGTCGCCCTCTACGGTCTCATCTGCGACAACGAGCCCGGTGCCGAGATCTACGGCGCTGCCAGTGACCGCGAACAGGCGGGCATCATCTACCGCGAAGCGGCGTCGATGGTTCGTGCGTCGCCGTCGCTGTCGAAGCGGCTCGAAGTGATCGACTCGCGGAAGACGATCGTCGATCGCCAGACGAACTCGTTCTACCGGGTGCTCTCTGCGGATGCGTTCCGGGCCGAGGGGCTCAACATCCACATGCTCCTCTTTGACGAGCTCCACGCCCAGCGGGACCGTCGGCTCTGGGATGCGTTGCGGTACGGCGGCGCTGCCCGGCGTCAGCCGCTCATCTTGTCGATCACCACGGCGGGCTATGACCGTCGGAGCATCTGCTGGGAGCAGCACTCCTACGCCGAGAAGTGTATCGCCGACCCGGCGTACGATCCGACGTTCTACGGTTGCATCTACGCGGCACCTCCCGACTGTGCGACCGACGGCTCGTGGAAAGACCCGAAGGTCTGGCGGAAGGCGAACCCGTCGCTCGGCGAGACGATCACCGAGGAGTCGTTCGCGGCCGACGCCCGCGAAGCCGAGCAGTCGCCGACGAAGCTCAACTCGTTCCTCCGCTACCGGCTCAATGTCTGGACAACGCAGGACACGCGGTGGATCGCCCCGGCGGCGTGGGCTCGCTGTGCGAACCCGCTGCGGGACTTTGACGAACGTCCCGTCTACGCCGGGCTCGATCTCGCGAGCACGTATGACCTCTCGGCCCTGGTGCTCGTCTGCCCAGATCCCGAGGACAACACGATCGACGTGCTGCCGTTCTTCTGGATTCCAGAAGCCAACGCCGTCGAGCGGGCTCAGCGTGACAAGGTGGACTACCTCGGGTGGATTCGGGACGGGCAGATCCGGGTGACCGACGGCAACGTCACCGACTACACCCGGCTCCACGCTGACATCAAGGCGATCTGCGACCGCTACCGGGTGCGTCAGTTGGCGGTCGATATGAAGTTCAACGCCCAGATGCTCGCGAACCTACTGCAAGGGGACGGGCTTGACGTGCGAGGATATCCCCAAGGCGGGCCCGGAATGTCGGCTCCCGCCAAGACGCTGGAGAACCTCGTGCTCAACGGCATGGTGCGGCACGGCGGGCATCCGGTGCTCACGTGGTGTGCAGGCAACGTCGCTGTTCACGAGGACCGGCACGGCAACATCTACCCGAGCAAGACCGCCAGCACGGAGCGTATCGACGGCATCGTCGCCCTCTGCCAGGGCATCGGCTCGTGGATGCGATCCGAGCAGGAGCAAAAGCCCTCGGGCACCCCTGAGATCTTTTTCGTCTGATGATCGCCAACGCACAGCATCGCATTCTCTGGCTCCCCGGTGAGGAGCGAATGTGGGACGAGGAGTACTCGTCCCGCTCGGCCGCCGGAATCCGCATCGACGCGAGCAACGCCCTGCAAGTGTCGGCGGTGTTCGCGTGCCTGCGAATCCTGTCGGAGAGCGTCGCGAGCCTGCCGCTCCACGTGCTCGAACGGATGACTCGCGGTACTCGCCGTGCCGTCGAGTTGCCGCTGTACCGCCGCCTCCACCAGCAGCCGAACGAATGGCAGACGAGCTTCGAGTGGCGTGAGCAAGCGGTTTTCCACGTCGGGCTCTGGGGCGACGCCTACAGCGAGATCCGCTCGGGAGCGTCGGGTGCGGTCGATCAACTCATCCCGCTGCACCCGTCCCGCATGACGGTGGAACGGATCGAGAACGGGCGGCTCCGCTACAAGTACCGCGAAGAGAACGGCCGCGAGACGGTGTACTCGCAGGACGCGATCCTGCACATGCGTGGGCCGAGCGACGACGGCGTGCATGGCATGAGCGTCGTCGAGAGTTGCAAGGACGCGATCGCGCTGGCTCGAGCGTGCGAGCTCCACGGTGCCCGGTTCTTCGGCAACGGAGCGAGGCCGGGCTTTGTGCTCAGCACGGATGGCGAGCTCAACGCCGAGGCCCGCGAGTCGCTGCGTGCGAACTGGGAGCGGATGCACGGCGGCGTGAACAACAGCAACCGCACGGCGGTGCTCGTCGGCGGGCTCAAGCCGATCGAGATCCCGCAAGCGTCGATGCACGATTCGCAGTTCATCGAGGCTCGGAAGTGGCAGTTGGCTGAGATCGCCAGATTGTTTCGCGTGCCTCTCCACCTGCTCGGTGCCGAGACGAGTCCCGGCTCGGTGGAGCACGCCGGTCTCGACTACGTGCAGCACACGATCCTCCCGTGGCTGCGTCGCTTCGAGTCGGCGTTTCAGCGCGACCTCATCAGCGACGACGACCGCTACTTCGTCGAGTTCGACGTTCGCGGGCTCATGCGTGGCGACGCCGCGAGCCGCTCGGCGTACTACCGGGCGATGTGGGACATCGGGGCGCTCTCGACGAACGACATCCTCGAACTGGAGAACCGCAACCCGGTTGAGGGTGGCGACGAGCGGTATCGCCCGCTGAACATGGGTACGCTCGGTGCCCCGCCATCGGTCGATGACGTGCTCGCCCAGCAGCAAGAAGGCAGCGGCATCGACGGTCAGGCGGTCGAGGGCGGCGTGGCCGCTGCCGAAGGCGAACCCACTCCGGTCGTGGAAGAGGTGGTCGTCGAGGACGCCACGCCCCAGGTCGCCGAGGTATCGCTCAACGGTGCCCAGATCACCGGGCTCATCGCGATCGTGCAGGCGATCTCCGACGGCGTCGTCACCCGCGAGGGTGCGGCAGCGATGATCGCTGCGTCATTCCCGAGCATCCCGCCCGCACAGATCGACGCGATCCTCGCAGGGGTGGTCGAGCGTCAACCGGCAGTAGCAGCGGATGCGCAGCCGCAGCAAGTGCCGGTCGTCGAAGACGCCCCCGCGAGGTCGCTTGAAGAGCGAGCCGAGCCCGGCACGGTCACCGAGGGCGACTTCGTCTCGTGGGGCTCGTCTGGCGGGCGAGCTCGTGGCCGCATCGACCACGTGATGGACTACGGCACGCTCGACGTGCCGGGCACCGACTTCACGATTGAGGCGAGCGAGGAAGACCCGGCGGCGCTCATCACGGTGTACGAGGAAGTCAGCGGCGGCTGGCGGCCGACCGAGACACAGGTCGGGCACAAGGTGAGCACGCTCACGAAGATCGACGCGCTGCCCGAGCCGCCGCCTGCGGAGGAGCCACGGGCGAAGCCACGGAGGCGGAAGCGTGGCTAGGTATGACCACATCGACTTCAGCCCGCCGAGCGGCGTGCGTGAAGAGGCTGCGAAGGGGCTCGCATGGCGAAGAGAATACGGCCGAGGCGGCACGGCAGTCGGCGTGGCTCGCGCAAGAGACCTGAGCAACGGCACGACGATCAGCCCCGAGACGGCACGCAGGATGAAGGCATTCTTCGACCGGCATCAGAGCGACAGGCAAGGCGAGGGATGGAGTCCGGGCGAGACCGGATTCCCGTCGAACGGTCGGATAGCACACGCCCTGTGGGGTGGCGACTCGGGCTATTCATGGAGCAGAAAACTTGTGACGCAGATGAACGCAGCGGACGAGAACGACAGGAGCACGACGATGAACATCGAGCGCCGCAGTCTGGCGATTGACGAGGTCGAGTCGGCTGTCCCGCTGCTCGCGGTCGAGAGCCGCAGCGAGGACGACGGCAGCGAGCGTGAGTACATCGTCGGCTACGCCGCGAAGTTCGGCGTGCTGTCGCTGGAGCTCGAAGGCTCGTTCATCGAGCGGATCGACCCTGGTGCGTTCGGTATCGTCGCCGAGCGTCGCGGGCGGCGACGGCCGCTGGAGACTCGCGCCCTCTGGAATCACGACGCGAACTACCCGCTCGCGAGGTATCCCGGCACGTTGTCGCTCAAGGTGGACGAGGTCGGGCTGCGGTACGAGTTCCCGGTGCCTGACACGACGTACGGGCGGGACATCGCTGCGAACATCCGTGCGGCGATCGTGCGTGGCTCGTCGTTCTCGTTCACCGTGCCGAGCGGCGGCGATGCCTGGAGCGTCGAGGACGGTCGCAGTGTGCGAGTCATCAACCGCATCGACTCGCTCCTCGATGTCGGGCCGGTCACGTTCCCGGCGTATCCCGACGCCGACGTGAAGGTTGCCCAGCGGTCCTACGATGCTTTCGTTCGTCAGCGTGACGCCGAGGCTCATCGCCGCATGGCTGCGGCGACCCGCGCCCGAGAACTCCGCGAGTACCTGACACAGCATGGCCGCTAAGTCCGGCGACACGTGCGAGCGGTGCAAGGCCGCTCGGCTCAACGTCGCGTCGAGTCAGGCACGAGGCGAGTACCAGACTCGCTACCTTCGCTGCCCCCGCTGCGGGCACACCGACAAGCACGTCGTGCATTCCGAGCACGTGCGTCGTCGGGCTTTTACTTCATAGTAAAAAACCCGGCGTCGAACTGGATGGGTGCCGGTCTGGCTCCGTAGGTTCGTGGATAGGTGGCGTGCTCGCCGCCGCATCCCGACCAAGGAGATCGCACCGTGGACAAGATCAAGCAGCTTCTCGACGAGCTCGCCCAGGTGGTCGCCGAGATGGAGGCGATGAGCGAGGCTCCCGCCGAGGGCGACGCCCCCGCGATGGACGCGGAGGAGGAGTCGTCGCTTCGCTCGCTGTCCGAGCGTGCCGACAAGCTCCGCAGCCAGATCGAGCTGCTGCGTGCCATCGAGGCGAAGAACCTCGAACTGCGTGCCGT